AAATATCCGTCACGGAATTAGAGGAACTAAGGGCTATACTAAAGAAGGGAAGAAAATGACTTCAGCGGAAATCCTTGCTGCCTCACAAGATGATTATGATGATGTTGATGAAAGAGATGTTGACCAAGAATTAATTGAACAAGGTCGAGGGTTGATAACAGAACAGGCTGCTGCTGCCTCAGCCGAAGAAAAAAGACGGGCTGCTGCTGCCTCAGCCGAAGAAAAAGGACAGAATTCTGCAAACTTAAACCAAGAATTACAAGAAGAAGAACCAGTCCGTCTACAACCTAATGTGGCAGCAATTTCGCAAGATCCTATTGTTAATGCTGCACCGCTTGATGGCGGTCTTCAACAAATAGCAGAGGTAGAGGGTGTTGCACATGAACATAACAAGGTCATGGGTGTGAATGATGATCCTGAGATACAAGGTATGGGCGAAAAGACCACACCACCTTTGAAAGGCGCAGGTGAACAACCTATGACACCTGTACCATCGCCAATCGTCGAACCGAAAAAGGGGAGTCCGTTTGGGAGGGGAAATAATAACTCCTCATTAAACGAAGGTAGTGGCTACATTGGCTCGGATGCCCGCCGTAACTTACAAATTGAAGAGGGTTGGTGATTATCATGACTAACAAAGAAGATTTCATTAATGAAATGGACCTAGAGATGTCCAAGAAATCATTTGAATACTTCTTTACTGAGATATTAGAGTTTGAATTTTCCGATCATCATAAACTTTGGTTAGAAGGTCTTAACGAAAGTAGGAGATATTGCGTGAAAGCATCTCGTGACCACGGTAAATCCGTGTTCTTTATGTCATATGCACTGTGGTTAGCGGCCTTCAAACCCAATACTCACATCATGATATTCAGTCACAGCCTAGAACAGACCCTTGAACACATGCGTTTTATCAAGAATCTGATAGAAACCAAGGATGTATTGAAGTCTTTGAAGCCAAAAGGTAGACCTTGGAACAAATCATACTTTGAATTCACCAATAAAAGCCGACTTATGGCTAAATCCGTGGGTGGAGCAACCCGTGGTTTCCACCCAAATGTAGTGTTATGTGACGATATTCTGTGGGGAACCACTGTTACCGAACTACAAAGGGCCGCAGATTGGTTCTATACGGTACTTTTACCCGTTTTGCACCACACTGGAAGGCTAATGATGGTGGGTACACCCTTCAGTTACAACGATTTATACGCTGAATTAGAGCAAAAAGACGCATTTAGGGTCGAAACATACCCTGCAATTAAGGATAATGGGGAGCCTTTATGGCCTTCTAGGTGGCCTTTGGACGCATTAAAGGTCCGTGAGGAGTCTATGCCGTCCATTAGATTCGCCCGTGAGTACCTTTGTGAGCCTATTCACGACATGTCAAGCATGTTTCCTATGTCTCTTATCGAGAAAGCAAGGGATAAAGACCTAGTATTACTGGATAAAGCAGAGTCAGAGTACGATGAAGAGGGTGAACCGGCAGGTGTTTTCGGTCAACACTTCATTGGTTGGGATCCAGCGATAGCATCTGACGCTAATGCTGACTATACTGCCATGATAACCCTTAGATTACCACCCGATAGTGAGGAAAAACAGATAGTTAATGCCATAAATGAGAGGGGATTAGGCTCTGCTGCTCAGAAAAAGAGGGTTATTCTACTAAATCATAGGTTCCAACCCGACTTAATTGAACTTGAAGGTAACAATTTCCAGCGAATGTTCGCTGCGGAGTTGCAAGAGATGAGAGAAGACATACCAATTAAGACATTTATGACTACTCGACAGCGAAAAGAGAGTATGTTTATGTCATTACTGATGGCATTTGAGCAAGAAAAAATCAAAACCCCTTGGGGTAATGAGCAAAGTAAGGAGTTTACTCGACAATTAGAGACCCAACTGACTAGATTCGGTATGACTAAGAAGGGTCGCCTAGAGTCTGTAGGCTCTCATGACGACTTAGCGATGGCTTTGGCACTTGCTAATTGGGCAACAAAGGAATTCAAAGGTAGTATCGTCATGCTTGACGACTATCTACCCGGATTTGAAGAATGGTTGGGCGATAAACCCCCAGCACCTAGCAATAAGTGGTTCGTAGCCTAAGTATAATATGGGTAAAGCAATGGAGAAGATACTATGTGGGGGTCATTAGGAGTAGGTAATAGCACAACCATCATCGATATGGGTGATGAATTACAAACTATCATTGCATCTACCCTTGTTGAGCACCCTTTTATCAAGTCACAGCCCAATCATGCTATTACGATAGCCAAAGATGCAGTAGAAGTCAATAGAAATGTAAATTTTATTAGACCATCATTCCCTAAAACCGGCGAAGGTTGGTTTGAATCACAGATAGGTAAGACCGCTGAGCAACTAATATCCGATTTGCGTAAAGCAGAAGGTGTAGAAGGAGTAAGTGACCTGATTAAATCGATAGAAGATGTACACTTACGAGAGACTGATGCTACATTACATTCATTTGAGTGGGCTGATAGCCACCACAGTGCTATTATTGAACTAGGTTTAGACGAAAGAACCCTCAAATCCTTGAGAATATATGGTGATTTGAAGAAGAATACCCTTCAAAGGGCATGTACTCAGTGGGAAAGTGCAGATAGTATACTCAAAGGTTTAGATCAATATCACAATGTATGGGGCGAAGAGGAAACTAATGCTTGGGAAACCGCTATGCAGAGCAAGCAAGATGCTAAAGAGGTATGGAAGAGCGCACTTAATCAATTTAATACTCTTAGTAAGGAGCAACAGAACTGGTTGACCTTGGCAAAGGCCGAATTGACAGAGGCTGGTCCGTTAAGTGCAAGGAATATAAGTGAAAGGTTGATTGAAAAGGGTACTAAGCGACTCAATGTAAACCGTATGGCTAAGTTATTGAAGATGTACGGAGAGGAAATTGCAATCATTAAGGGTCACAAGGATGGAGAATACATCGCTGCTAAGAATGGAAACATCATCATCAAAGATGTTTGGTCCTATGCGGGTGGATTTGTTGATGAATCCGGTCACTTTACTATATCTGAAAGGGATGAACCTAGACTTGTTATCATCGCTAAAGGTGAGCGTGGTAGGTTACACTGCTCACAGTTACATGATAATCTTGGATTCGGTGCTTTACAACTCAATAAGAGCGTAAGTACTTCAGAGCCTAATACTCACCAACTTGAATTTAGAGGACAAGATGTTGCTAAGTTACTTAGTGGTACCTTACCCCACATTGTAGAAAAGAGTAAAGTTGCAAAGGCGATGGCGCATTACTTCTTAGAGCCTGATAATTTACTCATGAAGCAATATGTTCAGTACCAGTCTTGGGACGGAACACACAAAGCGGAGAAGGCTCTGCGACAATGGGGAGTAGACGAAGACACGGTGTCAAGTTGGGCGGAGGAATTGTAATGTCAGAAGAAAAACAAAGTAGAATCGGTAAAATAATATCCAGTATAGGTAATGGTTTCAGGAAAAGAAGAACTCCTGCTCCTCAGATGCCACTATGGACTACTGGTATTCAAGAACCAATACTAGTTCAGGGTATAACTATACCCGCATTGTATTCAGTTGCTAGTGAAAACCTAATTCTTCGTACAGTTATAACTACACTTCAACAAGAAATCTTCCGTAGAGGTTACTACTGGGAGAAAAAATTTCATAAGCGATGTATGGATTGCGGCAAAGAGCACCAACATGATGTAGAACAGTGCTTTGATTGCGACGGTACCAATTTAGAAACACCTGATACTAATGAAATCGTTTACCCTCGGTGGTTAATCGACCAGCGTAACAGTATGGAACAGACATTCATGGATGTACTTAGGGAGATTGAATACGATCTCAACATCATGGACGATGCTTTCATGATTCTTATTAAAGAGTACTACCAAGACCCTGAGACGAAGGAAATATCCTTCTATCGAGTGAAGGAAATCATTCGTGGTGACCCTATATTTTTGCGTATCATATCAGATAAGCGTGGTGTAAGAGGTGGTAGGTATCGTGTCTGCCCATTACATAGAGATGTAGTCCGTAGTTATGCAGAAGAAGAGAAGACTTGTGAAACATGTGGCTATACATTAGAAGATGTACACTATGTCAATACAGCAGGTAGTGGTAAAACACAGTATTACCTAGAAGGTGAAGTAATACATGTTAGTAAGTATCAACCTTCTAAGTTGTATGGGCGTTCTCCTGTCTCCACACTTTGGCGACAGGCTATGACTCTAACAGCAATGGATAATTACATGTATACCGCTTATTCAAAGCGCAGAATGCCTAAGGGTCTTATTTCAGTCACTACTGATAACTTGGAATCGATGAAATCTTTCTTCAAGAGCATGGATGAGAAGTTAGAGCGTGACCCGCATTACATTCCTAAGATCGGTATTGAATCTAATAGTGGTAAAGGCGGAGTACAATGGGTCAAGTTTATGGACACACTTGAAGAGATGCAATATCTACCAGCGAGAGATGAAATGCGACAGCGCATAGCCTCTTTCTACGGTGTATCGAATGTATTCATGATGGACACTGGTAAATCCGGTGGTCTAAACAACGAGGGTATGCAAATACTTGTTACTAATCGTGCAGTTGAGTTCGGTCACAAGGTATACACTGAGCATATATTCCCACGACTTATGGAACAGTTTGATGTCAGCGATTGGCAATTGACACTTTACCCTAATGAAGAAGAAGATGAAGTTACTCGACTACGCCGTGATGAGATGGAAGTTAACATTGCACAGCGCATGGTTATGTTAGGTTACGAACCTGAACTTATACAAGAAGGCAACAGAGATGTTAGATTCATCTACAAGAAGCCCGACCCAGCCCAACAAATGCAACAACCACCTCCGGGTGGTGGTATGCCTCCTCCGGGCGGTATGCCTCCTGATGGCGGCGGTATGATGCCTCCGGGTGGCGGTATGCCGGGTGGCCCGCAACCACAGGCTGACCCCGGACAACTACCGGGTCGTAATATCCCACCTCAATTAGCAGGTGTTATGGGTGGCCAAGCCTCCGCTGGTGCTAGAAGTATGAGCGATGGTGGACCTAACTCTAGTCCTCAAAATAGAACCAGTATGGGCGCAGGCTCACCAACTAGTAGCGTACAGCAGAGGGGTTCGCAACCAAGTCCTATCGAACAAGCAGCCCGCAGCATCAGCGAATCAGGCCGATACAAAGGCGCATAACAAGGTTAAAGTCAAGGGGAGTAGTGGCTGACGCATGGACCTGAAGAAATTGGACCCTATGGCTAGAAAAATGCGTACTCATATTGATGCTTTTTACAAAGCACTAGATGAGCAAGATGCAATGGGCGCTCGTTCTCATATTAATGAAATTACAAAGTACGCTGATTATTTATCGAGCGATGTCGAAAAGGCAGTCATGAAGCAAGATGTAGAAAGTGTAGGAGTCAATGACATCTACGCTGGCGGTGCACCAGTTATGAGATTTAATTCAATTCAAAAGACCCATCCGGTATCGGATAGTGTCTTACCCGGTATGATTCGTACAAACCGCACAGGTAATATCAAAAGACAACTAAGTAACCGTACTCTTTGAGGTGAGTTAGATGATAGGTGAGAGGGAATCTAACACAGCAGAGAAACTAATGGGTGCGCTCATTAGTAAGATGGAGAACATGGATAGTGATTTGCAACAACTCAAGCAAGAGAATATGAACTTGCGAAAAGCAGTAGCAGATCCTATGAACATGCTAAAGAAAGCGGGCTTCGTAGTATCGAAGACACAGAGACCAAGTGGAATGATAGAAGATGATTTCAGACCAACCGGTGATGATATACTTATGAAAGGCGATGGAGTTGCCATGCCTAATAGTAATGCTGAATTCCATGACATGGAGTGGTCAGATATTCACGCTTTGGCAGACCAAGCCAAGAGCACTAGAACCTTGGGTAACAACATGGGAATGGAGTGATTAAAATGAAGCCACGATTTGAACCTAGAGACGAGAAGTTTACAGAAATGCTACAGAAGGCTAATGAATTGACCGATAAGGTTGAGAAAGCAACGGGTAAAATAAGTAGCCAACCTGAATACACAGCAGAGGAAGGTTCAGAGCAAGGTTACGAGTTTATGACTCAACACGCTGGTGAAAATAATGTAAGGAACCAAGGTTTCTCTACTAACAATCATTTGATTAAAGTCGAAGATGTGGCTAACAAAGGCGCTATCTCTGAAGTTAGCAAAGTACTTGACAAGCCAACTCAGTACCCTGATGCAATGGATGATAAAGGTTATCGTATTAATGAAAAGGGCGGAGATGGCCCCGATCTTCTTAAATCGGCTGGTGGTAATGTCCAAAAGTACCAAGACCAGCAAATCATGAAGAGTCTTAAAACCCTGTCTCGCCGCATAAACTGAGCGGCGGGTGATGGTTTGATAGAGACTTCTTTAGATACTCTCAATCTTAATAGAGATACATTTGTAAAATCTCTATACGACGGTATAGGTTTATCCGAAGCCGCATCAGAATACCTTGATGCGCATTCTATCATAACCAAGATGGACATTTACCATGAACCAGTTTACAATGAAGAGGTTCTTCTTATAATTGCTAAGCAGCAAGGAGAAATACCTGTTGGGGAATATGGTCAGACTGTTTTTGATGATATGCCTAACTATGAAAGTACTGTGCAGGTACCCGGTCAAAACATATCTGCGGAGGGAGCAGGCGATAGTGGAGCAACATTAGCATTAGATACAAAGTACCTAAGTGATGTACGATCTAATCAATTCGATAATGTTCCTCGCCCTAACTCTACTATTGAAGATAACCATTACTTGCAACCTAATAATAACCCCTTGATGAATCCAAACATCTTACATACATTTTCTAACGGAGTGAAGGGCTACATACCTGCTTGGTACTCGGCTATGCTTAGTTATCATAAAGTTTCAGATGATGATAAGTACCACGCTGGTAAATCAAGAGCAGAGTATGATAGTGGTAGAATTGCTGGCTGGTTAAATGATGGTAGGCAGCGACTGACTACTCCCAATGTCGCTAAGATGTCAGGTCACATGAGGGGGCTAGACAACAAAAGAAACCTAATGACAAGGTTAAATGCTTTTGAAGAATATACTCCTGAGCAAATGGTAGAATCACATTATCCTGAAGTTATGAATGGTAAGTTTACGCTTAAAGATTATCTGCATGGTTTTGAAGGCTTTGGCGAAGAGCAAAGAAAGCAACTGTATGATTATATTGAAAAGAATGGTTACGATTGGGATGATAATTTACCGGAACATTTGGGAGGTATAAATGGTGCAGATATTAGGTTTAGTTTAGGATTAAGGTTCAAGCCACTAATGGATCATTTGGTCAAGCCGGGTGAAAAGCCTTCCAATAATATACATATCAGGCCCGAAAGGGTAGCAGCGGAACACTCCGAAATCCCTGAGCATGTATTCAATGCATTGACGAGAGACCAGCAAAATACTTTACATCGTGCCATGTACGCTCATCTTGGTTTAGCAGATAAGAATAAACAATGGATAGATGATCAAGTAAAAGCCACAATGGGTAGATTTCCAACTATGTCAGAAAGCGAGGCTAGGTCTCAAGCATTACAGTCTGATTTACTCAGGCATGACATGTTCAAATATAATAATAAAACAAATGAAGTTTCGATGGATTTGATGAGTGGCATGCCACCTGTTAACTTTCAAAAATGGGGTGACTACGCCAACAAAAGTAATCTTTCAAGGAGTGGACTCTATGCTGCTCTTAATTGGGACAATGTTAGGCGAAGAGACTTTGATGAAGGTGCTAATCCGATAAAGGACTATAGTAGGAAATTGTCACTAGTAAAAGATTTTCCTCCTGATGTGATGGCTGATATAGAGAAAGTCATGAAAACCAACAAGGATAATATCTACCAAGGTACTCATATGCGCATTCATGCTCAACCTTGGATGAAGAGAAGAGTTGACATAGAACACGCTGGTGAATTTATGGGTGGAGACGAAAGAGGATTCAATGATATGTTCTCTCGTATGTTTCAGAAAGGTGGAGGCCATCACCTATTACCGAATAACGCTCTAAGAGCACTTGCACCTATTTTTAATCACAATGGTCAAAACTTGATGTTTGATGTCGAACACCCTGAAAGTTATAGCAAAAGATCTATAATGAGGGAAAACCCTGATGAGAACATGTACTACATCGGACCTAGAGAAGAATATGACAGAATTGACAAAGACGCTAAACCTACACTGTCCTCTTCCAATGCAATATCTTGGGCAGGTCAACCGCAACTAACTCGGTTCTTTCATAACATATATGACCCTGAAGAATGGAAGGATTATGTTCAGCGCAAAGCAGCCGGTGAAAATGTTCGTAAGCCTGACGCTAAGGTAGTGGGGCGCTCGACGGGAAACATTCCTCATAACCATTTGAGTGATAGTGCTGACAAACAAGCAAGAAAGATGGTAAGAAGGATGGCATTGATGGAAATGGCCCAGCAGGTTGAAGCATCTGCACACTTGTCTCAATATACTTCTCATCATCATGGTGCAGCCCGTGGTAGCGGTGGCTTGAATAAAGAAGTCGATGGTTATGCTGACAATGTTGACGATGTGCATTTCAATATAGATCATCACTTTGAAAATATGCAAAGAAAGGACACTTCTAAGAAAAGGTCAAAAGATTCAACTCGTGGTGTTATGAATGAAATAGGTAGGCGTAGGTTGAACGGGCAGAGTTCTAAGGAAGGTGACTACGAAAGTATACCGCACAGTTTCATACCAGTTGGCCCTCAAGCACATCGCAAAGAAGCAGACGGGATTGACCAACAGACCCGTGCGACGGCTAGCAAGAACTTTACTTCATATGATAATTTTCAAATGCTTGGAGGCCTGAATCATCCTTTCAACCCACAGCGCTTAGATGTGCTGGGCCTAGACCAATCAGAGCAACATCATGAAGCGATTAGTAATTTGTTGCGATTTCACGCTACTAAGGATAATATCACTGATAAAGGAGGAGAGTTAAAGAGGACTGCTAAAGCAAAGAGTGATTCAGTAATGCAGCGCCAAGAAAGGTTAAGGGATATAGAAGAGACTAAGAGCCACTATCAAAAGAAATTGAAAGATGCTATGGCTTCAGGTGTCCCTTACTCTGAATCAAATAAATTACAACAGAGGTATAATGAACTTGATAAAAAGAGTACTGGTTATATAAATGGTACATTTAAGGATGATGGTACAGTAGAAACAAAGAGTCTTGCTGAAATACAAAGTGAAGATACAGCGGCTAAAAGGGAACTAAGAAATCACGAAAAAGGCCCTCAACTAAATAAAAAAGAATTGACGGATATTGTGAATACTATATTACAAGGTCACAAAGGTACTGTTGATTATCACGAAGCAGTTGCAGCCTTGGAAGATGAGAATAAGCGATTAAAGGCATACAAAGGAGGCTTTGATAGTAAAGGCAGGGAAGAAAGAATGAAAAAGTTAGGTGCTGACATCAGGGCCACTGGTTTAATGGGCCAAGATTTAAGATCTAATTTAGATTCACAAGGTATCTCTATAGGTAATAGTGCTCACGAAATGTTATCAAATGCAGTGGTAATTGCTTTTGAAGCAGAAAGGCAATTACACGGTCACAAGTCTACAGGTAAGGGAGACCGCTTCCAAACTCATAGCACTTCTATTGAGCCTGATGAAACAGATTTACCTGAACAAGGTAATGTTCATAGTGGATTGAAAGATTTGATTAGAGATAATGGACATAACTTAGGTCATTTGAAAAGCGAAGAAACCGTCGGTTTTGGTGGCAAACGGGTACTTAGTCAATTGTTTGATAACGATAAAGGTTACATATCGAGACAAATGGCAGATAGGATGAAAGAAATACAAGACAATCATTCGCATTTATCCCCTGAAGATTTGAGAGAGGCAGCACCTCATATTAGGCAGATGTCTGTCAATGATTTACTAGGTGTTATGCACCCTGAACTAAAAGGTGAACTTTATGGCAATGAGCCTGCAGTCAAGCATATACATGCAATGAGAGAATTGTTACATTTAGGCCCTAACTATGAACCTACTGAAAAAACAGAAATGATGGAAAATCAATTGGGTATACATTTCATTCCACCTCGTAGCGGTAAAACTGGTATAGAGGCAATGTTGGGCGGGCATATAGTAATAGACCCGTCTGTTAATGCTAAAGGTAAAGTCAAGTTAGACCACCCGTCTCTCAAAAACAGAACTACACCTATATCCAACATATCGGAGCGTGGTGGTGTTGGAGTCAAATGTTTGTTTACTGACCCTAGTGACCACTTTAAGTGGTCGGGTTACAAACCTACCATAAGAGCAGTAAGAGATCATAATCATAATTTTGTCAAATGGGAGCAGGTCGAGCCTTATGATTACTCATCGAGGACTATGCCAATGTCTATGTATGAGCAGATTATCCCCGAATTCATAGAACAGTGGGGTGGAAGTTTGGGCAAGCATAATGCGACTGGTTTCGATGAACCTCCAGCCATGAACCGTTTAATGAAAAAACACGACACTACGGATGCAGCGTTGCTTTTGGCATCCTTATCAAACCCTGATATTATGCTCAAGGCCGATGGTGATTATCCTATACTTCAGCCTATGCATCGCATATTCAAGTTAGAAGATATGGAACATCTTCGTGGATTTAGCGGAGACTGGATAGTATCTGCTATGCCTGAAGGCCCAAGGTGCTTTGTAGAAAGAAAGGGCAAGAAGGTCTCTGCTAAAGGAGACATTGAACTAGATGATGATACTAAGAAAAACTTCACTAAGATTTCAAAGAAGAACTTCGTAGTTGATGTAGTGTACGCTGATGATGAATACAATATAATAGATATTGTAGAGTACGATGATGGTAATGTACATGACATGTCTCTTCAAGAGCGCATCAAGATTCTAAGAGGAACTATGGAGAGTACAGAGAATGTACTACTACCAGCGGCTCACAATTTAAGGCTGACAGACGATGTTGGTTTAGAGGCTATTATCAAAGACCTTCGTAAAGAGCACGATCGTTTAGTGCTAAGGGATGCCAACTCTACTTACATGAAAGGGGAAACCCGCCATCCAAAGTGGGTACTGTATGATGAGGGACAAGACATCAATCTGATGGTCCTCGATAAGAAGGGTACTTCTTCATACACATATCGATTAGGAACTGGACCTATTACTCATGAAGATTCACTAGGTGACCGTGCTGTAAAGTACGAAGGCGATACTTACATGGATGTAGGTACATCATTCCAAACCAAGGATGATTATGAAGTTGGAGATATAGTTACAGTCAATGTGGACAGTGTTTCAGTTACAGAAAATATAGACGGCGCTGACATCTATACAGTAAACAGTAACGAAATCAAAGGTGAAGCAGAGGGCGAAGGAGTATCTAGTGTAGAGACACTATCCTTGTTTACTAAATCTGAACCTATGATGTGGCCGCATGAAATCGATAGAGACGGAGATAGAATACTCATTAAGATGGCAGCAGGTGATGTTAGTTACCGTGCGTCTTCTATAGACGGAGAATGGTATATGTTTAATCCTAAAGCCGAAAGTGGTTGGCTGATTCGTTTGGCAGAAAGCCAAAGACCGTTTTGGTCCCCAGTTGCTGGAGTTATGCTGAAAGCAGATCTGACAGTAATGGATGATGAAAATAAAGCCGAAGTACATGAGACCGAAGGAGACGGCGAACCCCTAATACCTGCTAAGAAGGTAGAGGGCACTGAGTTTTGGGATGATTACTATAGCGACAAGGAAAAGATTAGAAGGTTATTAGCAAAGAGTCTGAACCTTGTTACATCTATGCTCAAGTCTAGTGTGGGTGCTGTAGGGGATTCTTCGACAGGTGCACAAGGGCTTGGCATGGGTTACGCTACACCTATAGAATCACCAAGTGGCCCTACTGAACTTGTTGGTTCAAAGACGCTACCCGATCATGATGTTCGGGATATAGAGCGTGATAATCAAGAGAGGGCTGAAGACAAAAAGTTCAATCATAAAAAGACACATCGTAAAGAGACACCTGAAGGCGAATTGTCTATAGAAGGGGGCAAAGCGTCCTTCGTACCTTATTAAATAGTATAAGTGGTGTAAAGGGAGTCATGGCAAATGCTGCGGCACTCAGGGCTTCTACCCCTGCGCACCCTTCTAGTATTTCCATTATCAAATCATCTAGCGACCTCATTATCGCTGGCTACGCATCTGTTGAGATGGTAGACAAACAGGGTGACTTAATCACTCGTGGGGCACTAAAGGATGCCTTTGGTAACTTTATGAAAGCACAATCATTCCGCAATGTGCAACTAGCACATTCAAACATTCAGGTCGGTGAAGTAATCAAGTCTTACACTGACTCTGATGGTAGACTATGGAAGTCCGGTGTCGATGATGCTGGTATGTTCGTTGTTATCCAACTAAGGGACGACATCGAGAAGGCTCGTGAAGTAGCCAATGAAATTCGCAAAGGTAACCTAACAGGGTTCAGCATCGGTGGACAGGCGTTTAAGCGCATTAACAAAGCAGATGCAAAGCATGGAGACTATACTGAAATCTCCAAGTTAGAACTACACGAAGTTACCATTTGCGAAAAAGGGATTAACCCTGAAGCATCCTTTAGAATACTAAAGGAGGACACAACAATGACAAATGAAACAGACGCATTAGGTGAATTATCATCTGTAATCGATCGCTTATCTAAAACCCTTGACGATATGGACGAAAAGCCGCCCGTAGACGAAGAAGGTGAAGAAGAAGAACTTGACGAAGAAGAAAAAATAATCGAGGAAATCTTAGAAGGCGAAGAAGGCGAAGGCGAAGAAGGCCTTGACCTTGACGGTAAAAAAGACGATGAAGATCCATTTATGGGCAACAAAGCCGAGGACGACGATATGGCAGATAAAAAAGACAAAAAAGAAGATAAAGATGATAAGAAAAAGAGCGACGGTTACAGCGATGTTATCACTAGTGAATACTTAGACTGGATGGAGAACACTCTCAAATCCGCTGGCGTAGACACTGGTGCTGCTCGCACCCACTTCGACGATGTTTCCAAGGCTAACCTTGGTAGCACCCCGGAGCAGTTCCCTGAAACACAGATGAACGGACAAGTAGCAGGCCGTGCAACAGAGGGTGGTTCACCCGGCACCAATGCACTAGGCGCATCAGGATTAGGTAGCGGCTCTGTCGCTAAATCTTACCTGAACCCTGAGACTGTTTCTGCAACTGAAATTGAAGAAGCATATGCAGTATTCAAGGCAGCGGCAACAGAACAGCAATTCAAGTCTAACTTGAATTCAGTATTCAGCGATCGCCTACAGAAGGAACTTACTTCTGAAGCACAGAACCGTGCAGCATCAGAGTTTGATGCTCGTGCACCACTTTCTAACATCGAGAAAGCAATTTCACAACTAAGTGACAGAATTGATAACATCAATACTAGCACAGCGACAGAGATTCGCAAAGCAACTAACAATTCCACTGTAGAAATACCAACTACAGCAGAACTAGCAAACATGTCGTGGGACGAAGTACACAGTCTCGCAGGAACAGTTTGGAACTGAATGGAGGAATAAATATGGCACGAAATTACACACGCACAGTACAAGACATGGAACGCTATTATTATGGCGCAGGAACTAACATGGGATTCGGTTACTCCGGTAGCGAACTTCTCAAAGCAGACGCACCTATGCTAAGCACAACAGCAGGAACTTACCAAGCGATCTACGGACGCAAAGTATGGAGTCAGTTGAACCAAGAGTTCAACGCTTTCTCTATACTACCTAAGAAACCGTGGGACCGCAGTGGATGGAGAGTCGTTACCTCTAAGCCTTCAACATCAGTTGGCGGCGGAATTGCAGAGAACGGCACACTGCCTGACACTACCAAGCCTGTGTTCCAAAATGTTGCAGCAAAGCCTAAGACTATCGCACACACATTCGATATGTCTGAGGTTGCAATCTTTTTGAATGACAAGGACGACGGACTGGGCGACATACGCTCTGTCCTAAAGGAAGAGATGGGTAAGCACCACGCTGAGCACATCAACCAAATGCTTCTAGGAGATGTAGACACACCTGCTGGAAATGACATCGAGTCCTTGGACCGTGTTACTGCAGCGTATCATGATGATGGTACCACAGCCACAACCACAGGGATGAACGCAGGTCACGATAGCCTGTCTGCTGTAGGAGACTTAGATATTTACAGTATTGACCGAAGTGCTAACGCTTGGGCAAGTGCAGAGATGAGCAACAATGTTGTTGGTGACGCTGCAACTAACAGAGTTCTAAGCCTTGACCATCTTGACGAAATGTTCCAAAAACTTTGGATTCGTGGTGGTAACCCTAAGGTTATCCTTACAGGATATAACACTCTAATGCGCATTCAGCAACTTCTACAGTCTCAACAGAGATTCATGGAAGAGAAGAGAGTTGTACCAACTTACAATGGTGTTAAGGGTGTACCCGGTGTTGAGGCAGGATTTATTGTCGCAACTTACAACGGTGTACCTATTATCCCATCTAAGGATGTAATTTCAGACGGTATCGGCAGAATGTATGTTCTCGATACTGATTACCTATACTACAGTACTGCGAAACCAACTCAATACTTTGAGTCCGGTATCGAGACTGGCGACCCATTCGCAATTAACAGACTAGGACAGGAAGGACTTTACCGTACAATGGGCGAAGTTTGGACTACTTTCTTTGGAGGTCAGGGACAGATCCGAGATTTGTCTTGAGACTAGCGATAATAAAAAAAATGGAGATGAAAAATTATGGTAGCAACAGTAACAACAACAAGTAAAAACCTTAGCATCAAAGTCGATACACCTAGTATCACTTCAAGCGGGATTCTTGCAGATATAGACCTAAGACAGGGGACACCTGTTGATGATTTACAATGGTTAGATGGTGGGGCAGCAGCAGATGCTTACCCCGGTGCTTTAACACCGTTCCAAGCAAAGAACACTAACACGACTAACGCAGCAGGTGGATTGAGATTGGTAACAGTCAAGTTCACATTAGTAGATGCGGCTGTTTGTGTTCTTGGGTTCCCTGCAGGTATAACGAAGATTCTTGCAATTGTCGGAAATAACATGGAAGTGGCTAATAAAACACTATCAGTTACATTTACAAACACAGGCGTAGAAGGAAATGCAACCACAGCACCAGTATCAACTGGTGGGACTATGCCTGCTCTTACACTACATGGTGAAGCAGCAGGTGCAGGACAAGCAACAGTTCTCTGCTATTGAGGTGATTCACCTTGCCTACAGTAACATTCCGTGGTCCGCTTATGTACCGTCCTAGGATGGACAAAGCAGGCGAATGGATAAGAGGAGAGCGTGTCGAAGTCAGTCAGCAATGGCTTGACGAACAACGGTTTAGACTTCTACCTAAGTATTTCGTGATAAACGATGATGCTGGTGTGACAGTCGATGCTGGAAACGACGGACTCCCCGACAGTGGCTGGACTAAGAAGGACATAGGTGCATGGCTTAAAGGAAAAGGCGAGACTGTGAGTGGATATACTACCAAGAGCAAGTTGCTCGATCTAGTAAAGACCACTCTCAGTCCGCCTGCTCCTGAGCCTGTAGTCGAAGAGGTCTTGGTCGAAGAGACTATAATCGAAGACTCAGTGGATGAAACATTAGGAGTTGAAGAATAATGGCATACATTGATACAATAGACCCAAGGCCACATGTGGTTGGAGACTTAATCATCTTCACTGGAACTTATAACTGCGCTAGCGTAGATACCGGTACAACCGACCTTTCAAGTATGTGCAGTAGCGTACTATCCGTTACTGTCAATAACGACACTGATGGAGATGCTACTGGTGGTGGTGTTGATGGTGACTTCGCTATCATCCCTGCTGGAACGGCAACCTTCGTAGTTGATGCAATTTCCGGTAGTACTGGAAAGTGGTTAGCAATCTGTAAGCGCTGAGGTGATTGACCTTGGCAGTAACATTTAGCAAAAGACCAATCTACCTTGGCGACAGGATTATTCTGACCGGCTCTTACGAGGCGGGGGACACAGTTATTACTACTGCTGCTATTCCAGTACCGGGTATACTAATCGACGCAATTGCAGTAACAGGACTAGCGCCTACTAACATTGTCTTAGATAACGCTACAGTAGCAGGTGGTGCAGGTACTATTAACCTCGCTACGCAGGCTGTACTAAGTGCCGATAGACGAGGTTTTCAGTTATTCGGTATCGACGGTAGCCCTGCAACTAACAACGGTGCTGGTAAGTTCACAATCTATGGAAGGCGAGCATAATGGCAGTTACTTTTGAAAATAGAATAACTAGTATCGGTGACCAACTTATGGTCAGAGGTACTTTCGCCGCTGCAGACACAACCATCGATCTAAGCCCCTACATGAGGGTCGTCGATAGCGTTAACATATTACCCGCTAGTGGAGGCACTACGCCAGTTATAGCCGCTACTGCTGATGTTACTGGTGCATTCAATATATCATTACCTGATGCGTGTCACCTCGATTCATTGACTGGTACAACCGTCACTTTGTTTGGAGGACAGACAGGTGTAGGTTCAATAACAGTTGCTGACGGAGATGCTGCTCACGGAATGACGGCTGGTGAAAAAATAACTATTACTAGTACCGACGGTACTATCAAAGACTATTTCATATCAAATACCAGTGATTCAGGAGTGGCACACTTAGGTGTAGTGGCAGCAGGTGCTGATTTAAGCAGTTCTGTCACAGCAACACTCACTGCTGGTGCAACTGGTGTATCTGTAGGATTTAATGTAGGTGCAGGGGTTACTCAACACGCAGTTCTTACTTTGCTCAAAGCATCAATAGCGCATGCTAATGGTCATGGTGCCAAGATAATAACATCTGCTATTCCGGGTGAAGCCGATGGTGCCCAAGCAATGGTACTGACTCAGAAAACACTGGCATCCGATGGAGCATCGGGTAACACTACTATCACTACTACAGTTAGTCAATTTACACTTGCAGGCTTCGCAGGCACTGGTGCTACAGCAGCAGGTATATTTACAGCAATAGGGAGGAAGGGCTGATGG